TAAAATTATTTAGATATTTGTATGAATTAAATTTAAAAGACGGAAGAAATCGTAATAGAGAGTATGGCGGCGATAATGTATTTAATAAAGGACTGTATCAATCAAATCCATTAACGTCTGAAGATGATTTTATTAATCAACACAATTTTGGTTTAGATTCAAGTGTTAGCAATACCACATATCCAATAAAAAGTTTAGACTTATTTTTAATACATGGCGGGCAATACAATTTAATTAGATTTGTTCATCCAAAAATAATTTCTATGGATCATGATGTTCTATCATACGAATCAAGTGTGCCAGTTGAACTTGGCATGCAGTTTGCATATGAAACAGTAATTTACGAAACATTAAATCACAGTATGGCAAATGCAAAAGATGTTACAATAGATTTTGATGAAATACTTCAAAACAGTTTAACAATGCCAGCAACTCCTGGAATAACAATTGCACCAGAAGGTAGCAATGGTACATTTGAACCAAACAATGATTGGAGTGAGGTAGCGGCAAATTTATCAACTTTTATTACATCAGAATCTCAAGGAGATGGGTCAACACTCCAAGAAGGAAATGTAGTGATAAGCACAGATGGTAACGTAGCAAATACAATATCAACACATTCTGTAATCGCAAGTACAGGTTCAGTTTTTGGTAAAGCGTATTCTAGTGAACCTGACAAACTGTCAGCAAAAAATTATACTTCTAATCCTTCTTCAAATTTGGATAGTGATAAACTATCAAAAAATTTAAATGGTAACGTATCAAGGATAGTATAAGGTATTGTAACATGGCAAATGAAAGTACAAAACAAATAGCAAGAGTAGGTGGCGAAAGCAAAATAGTAGCACTGTTTGGAAATGTTTTTTCATCAATACAAAATGCACAACCAAATCTTAAAGCACAAGATGTAACAACACTAATATTAAATCAATATGGAAATCGACAAACTCAAATATCACCAGCACAGTATGATCAAATACTTGCTACTTTTACATCAAATGGCGTAGAACAACAATTAGCAAAAGCATACGCATTGCTTTGTATTGATTCTATTAAAACTTTAAATATATCTTTTGATCAATTGTTTGTTTCAAAAAAAGATCCAATATCATTTTCAGATTTAGGTTTAACACTAATTAATCATTACAGACCAGTTACCAGTCAAATTGGTACAGCACTATCAGTTTCACAAACACCAAATCACGTTAAAAGAATGATTGCTTATTAAATGACATTAGGTATGGCATTGTTGCTGTGCGTTGTGGGTACACCATTGTCAATTGGTGTTATGATATTAATAACTTATTTAGAAAACAAAAACAACAAATAGTGGTTAAATACTACTGATGGCTTATTTTAAAAGAGGACAATTTGAACCAAAAAATCCACGCAAGTATGTGGGGCAACGAGTACCAATATATAGATCAAGTTGGGAAGCAGTGTTTATGCAGTTCTGTGACACTAATCCAAATATTATTGCATGGTCGAGTGAGCCAGTTAAAATACCATATCGTAATCCGTTTACAGGCAAGTATACTGTGTATGTACCGGATTTCTTAGTACAGTATCTAACTAAAAATGGAAAGCCCCGTGCTGAAATGATTGAAGTCAAGCCAAGGGCACAAACAATTCAAGAAGCGGCCAAGAACGCCAAAGACAGAGCCACTATTGCATTGAATAGAGCAAAATGGAAAGCGGCCGGAGAATGGTGTAAACGCAAAGGCATAATGTTTAGAATACTCAATGAAGACTCTATATATAAACTAAAGAGATAAATAATTATATACGTAGTTAATTAGGTTATAACAATGACAGATGAAAATAAAATACCAATGGAAGATATTATTGATCAAGCCAAGGAGGGTTTAGATGAGCCAAAAAATGAAACCAAAAATGAAGATACGCAACATCAAAACAGCGGCGAAGAAATTCAAACGGGGGCAAGTGACCAAGTTGAAGAAACGAGCAATGAGGACACCTCTGCAACACCAATCTTAAAAGCAATTACTACTGCTGAAAAAATAGATCGTGCATTACCCCAAGTTACTGGGTTAGATGCTGAAGATCAAGACATGGATACATACGCCACAGAAGCCATGAAATCATACCAAGATCTAATGAATTTAGGAATGAATGTAGAAGTTAGACATTCTGGAAAGTTATTTGAAGTAGCGTCTACAATGCTTAAAAATGCTGTTGAAGCCAAAAATGCTAAATTAGAAAAGAAATTACGCATGGTTGAGCTACAATTAAAGAAACAAAGAGTAGATCAAATGAACAACACAGGGGATAGTTCAGCAGATATTGTTGAAGGAGAAGGCTATGTTGTGGGTGATCGTAATGAACTGTTAAAGCAGATCTTAGACAGAGTAGATAACGATAAAAAAGATAAATAAAAATATAGGAAACTAACGATGAAAACATTTAAACAATATCTAGCAGAAGCAGTAAAAGAGTACACATTCAAAGTAAAAATTGCTGGTGTACTTGAAGATTCACATTTAGATGCAATGGAATTAGCATTGGCTCCGTACAATGTAGTAAAAGTAGGTAGTCCTAAAAAAACTATCATGCAGGAACATCCTTTGGATTTTCCAGCAAACGTTACCAACACAGAAGTAACTATAATTGAAGTTACAACTGCTATGCCAGTTTCATATCAAACATTATCAAGACATTTATCAGATCATATGGGTTTACCATATGAATCAGTTGTTGTTTGCCACGAAGGTGATCCTTTACAGGCTGAACAAGACAAACTAAATGCTGAAAAAACAGATGATGCATATGAGCCAATTATGGGTCAGGATTATAAAAAAGAAGATTCAGAAGATGCTTCTAGTATTGTACATAGTGAAGATTCAAAACAAAGTTTTTTAAAAGGACTTGCTAAAGCACAAAAAAATGAAGGCGGCAATGTCGAAGTAGTAACTGGGTTACAAGAATCAAAAGTTACAAGTTATATTGCGAAAGGGAAAAAGTAATGTCAGACAAAATTAATGAGAATGATGCATTGTCAAGATTACTTTCACTTGCTGGTATTCAGCCAACTATTCTTGTTGTACAACCAAAAGCAGATGAAGTTGCACAAGAAGAAGTAGAAGTAGAAGTTGCTGGTACTAATGAACCAAATGAGCAAGAGATTGACATTGATGCATTAACACCATCTAAAAAAGCACAACGTAAGTTAAAGTTTGTTCCTGCAAGATCAGGAGACAATCCAATTGCAACTGATGAATCTTTAGAAGATAAAGAATCACGTTTAGCAGAAGAATACGAAAGTTTCAAAAATGAACAACAGTAAGTGCGAAAAGTGTAATCACAATTGTCCAGAAGAATGTAAACATTGTGACTGCGGTTGTTGTAAGTAGTTTATTTTTTTTCCTGCTAATCAAACATTGCGTTATTGATTTATGGATTCAAAGTCTATTAACCTATAATCAAAAAAAATCTATATATACTTCTTTGTCAGCACAGGTGCATTATGTACAACATGGGCTTGGTACAATATTTGTGTTGTTGTTTTTTATACCATGGCCGTTGGCAATTCTTTTTGGTATATGTGATTATCTAGCACATTGGCATATTGATTTCCTAAAAAGTTCAACACAACAAAGACTTGGTATAAAATCTCCATCAAAAGGTTATTGGTTTTTATCGTCAATTGACCAAGGTCTACATTATCTAACTTATTATATTATCATATTACTTGTATCCTAATATACAATAAATAATTGTATGCGTATTAGAGATCAAATACTCAAAGATGCAAGAATAACAACAATAAAAGTGTATTATTGGATGCCGGATTACGAAAGTATCCTACAATTATTCATGTGGCAATTTTCAGACATACCTCCACAGTTTCCAAAAGCACACAAATTTTTAAATCATTGGAATGACAATGTTGAAGCACGTATAAAGGACATATATTTGTCATATGCAGGTAATTTAAAACAAGTAGAATTCAATCCTGTGGACGATATATTCAATATCCATTAAGTACGCATTTAATTAGTATAAATACAAGTATGGCACGTAGTAAAGTTTTAGAAGGTAACCTAGTCAAAAAAGCATATTCAAAATCTAAATACACAGCAGAACAGTTACAAGATTTAAAACTGTGTGCAGATTTAGAAACAGGTTACATACATTTTATGAAATCACACATGTGGATTCAACATCCTACTAAAGGACGTATGAAATTTGATCCATATCCATTTCAAGAAGAACTATTAGAAACATACAATGGATATAGATTTGCTATTGCCATGTGTGCAAGGCAAACAGGTAAGACAACCTGTGCGGCAGGATACTTATTATGGTATGCAATGTTTCATCCAGACACATTAATATTAATTGCGGCACACAAATATCAAGGTGCACAGGATATTATGCAACGTGTAAGGTTTGCATATGAAGAAACACCAGATTATATTAGGTGTGGAGTAACAAGTTATAATAAAGGGTCGATGGATTTTGATAATGGGTCAAGAATTATAGCACAAACAACCACAGAAACAACAGGACGTGGTATGTCCATATCAATGATATACATGGATGAGTTTGCATTCGTAGAACCACAGAACAAAGCACGAGAATTTTGGACTTCACTATCTCCAACATTGTCAACAGGTGGTAAATGTATTATTACATCAACACCAAATAATGATGATGATCTATTTGCACAGTTGTGGAGAGGTGCTAACAAATTACAAGACGAATATGGTAATCCAGCAGATGTAGGACTGAATGGTTTTAGACCGAAGTTTGTACACTGGAGTCAGCATCCTGAAAGAAATGAAGTATGGGCCAAAGAAGAAAGACAACGTATAGGTGAAGAAAGATTTAGACGTGAGCATGAATGTGAATTTATCGCATTTGATGAAACACTTATTGATGGTATAAAATTAGTTACACTACAAGGCACACAACCACTAGTGAAACACGGACAAGTACGTTGGTATCAAAAAGTACAAAAAGGCAATACATATCTTGTATCATTAGACCCGTGTTTGGGTACAGGTGGCGATTATGCCGCTATACAAGTGTTTAGCCTACCAGATTTTAAACAAGTTGCTGAATGGCAACATAATAAAACGCCTATCCAGGGGCAAGTTAGAGTTATGCACAGCATACTCAAAGAACTAGATCAACAGTTACGAGCAAGTGGTACACCAAATCCAGAAATATATTGGACAATTGAAAATAATACACTTGGTGAAGCCGCAATTGTAACTGTTGACGAAATGGGCGAAGATAAATTTCCTGGATATTTCTTACATGAACCACGTAGAGGCGGTCAACAACGTAGAGTAGTGCGTAAAGGTTACAATACAACCAACAAGTCAAAAGTCACTGCTTGTTCAAAACTTAAACAGTGGGTAGAAGCTGATAAAATCACACTATATTCTAAACCACTCATAAGAGAACTTAAAGTATTTGTAGCAAAAGGCAATTCTTTTGAAGCAAAATCAGGAGAGCATGACGATTTAGTATCAGCATTGTTGTTAGTAGTGCGTATGACAGACTTTTTAACCAAATATGATGCTACAATGGAAGAGTCATTGGGTGCCAAACTTGAAGATGATGATGATTGGCAAGATCCAATGCCCATAATTATATAGGAAAGCATAAATACTTGTATGGCAGTTAATAGTGACACAGTAGCAAATAAGATATTCAAAGTTATCAAAGGATCTGGACATGATGTTAAGATGTATGACTCATCTACAGGCAATGAAACAGTAGATCCATCAGTATCACGTTACTTTTATGTAAAAATGCCTAATTATATGGTACATTTAGACTCTGATAACAGTGAAATCAAACTACATCAGGGTGCTGAAAAAACAGACGAAAAAGTCAAAGGAGTCATAAATAACATTAAGCATATTGCAAAGAGTTATATGCTTGATTTTGATCATAGAATATTTGGCAAAGAATTAACGCCAAAAAACTATGCATTTAAAATTGATCAAAATAGGAATGAGAAAGACATGAGCGAGTTACAAACAGAAGGTTACACACCATTACAAGGATCAACAAAAACAAGTGAACAAAAACTTGAAGGTGTTAAAGTGATCGTAAGACACAACAAAGCAGTTGATGAAACTAGCAGAGGTGCTAGATCAAGAAACATTCAAGGTATTTTCGTAGAAACATCAGAAGGTGAAAGATTTAAATATCCACATATTCATTTAAACGGTGCTAGAGCAATGGCAAGACACGTACATGCAGGTGGTAAACCACATGACGAAGTTGGTGAAGCAATTGTTAACCTATCAGATCAATTAGCAAAATTAAAAGAAGTTACAAAATTTGCAAGACGCTTTTCACAAGTACAAGAACAAGCGGCAGATGTATTACCATTGGTAGACAACAAAGTTTTAAATATTAAAAAAACAATCCACAAACTAACTACTGAAAGTGGATACACAGAATTTAAAGAAAATTACAAAGCATTAGAAACTGCAGAACCAACAATTGAAGCATTAGAAGAATTAAAAGGCAAATTTACAGTCACAAAATTTGATGAAAAAATTGGTGAAGTACTTCCTTTGTTACAATCACTAGTTGATGAAGCAAAACAAGAACAAGATAATTCATCAAAAGCAATAGCAGATAGAATTATGTCAAAAATTAAAGCAGGTGATCCTGTAGATATGCATCAAGCAAATGCTACACAGCAAGAATACGATCCAGAAAAAGTTGGCTCATTCACAAACAAAGATGCAAAAGTGGCATACAGACTTTCAGACTTGGCGGCTAAAATCAAAGATGACGAAATGAGTGTGTTCCTTGCAAGACTTTCAGATAAGTTTACACAATATGCAACAGATCCAAATATCAAAATGAAGATCAAACAAGATCCTGAAACATATTTAATTCAACCATGGGAAAAAGAAACAGCAAAAGCAATTATCCAAGGCGTAAAAATGAAAACTATAAATCAAGAGCCTGAAGCATTGCCAAAAGCAGAAGATGTTGTTCCTAATCCAGAAGCAGAATTAGAAGAAGCAGTTGCACCATTTGGCACAGATGAATCATTTGGTGAATCACTATCTATGCAAGATAAAATCAAAGCAATGGATGAGATCAAAGCAAGACAAAAAGCATTACAAGATATCCAGATGGATCCAAACACACACAAAGATGAAGAACTTAAAAAAGAATTAATGAGAAAAAAGGCAGAACTTGCTGACATGAAACATAATCTTCAGCAAATGGCAAAAAATGAAAATCCAATGTCACCAGAGGATATGAATAGAGTTGCAAGACAAGAATTTGATAGTATGTCAATGGACGCACAGCAAGACTTTGAAGATTACAAAGATGCTTTACAAGATGAAATTAAAGATCCAACAAGTGAGTATGCTGGAAAATCAACAGAGGAAATTGTTGCTATGTTGAGAAAAGAAGCAGACTCAATTGGTTATGCTGATGTATCAGATGGTGATAGACATCCATCAGAACCAAGTTGGTTAAATGCTGTTGCTGACGAAATGGAAAAATCAAAAACAGAAGCAAGTGGATATGGTGGACAATCAGAACCACACATGCACACAATTAAAGTTGATGGCGATTACGATATGGACAGAGGTATTACTGATAAAGATTGTAAAGATATGGAATATGATCTTGCAAAAGGTGGTATTAAAGCACAATGCGATGCAAATGAAATGATGCAGGGCGGTGTAAATATTCACACAATGAGTCCAAAAAGTGCTGTTGTTGACGCATTATCAAATGCAGGTTACGAAGTTAACGAACAAGCAGACAAAGATATTCAAAGAATTAAAGATCTAGCAGGTCTTTGATAATCCTCCCAATAAAAGAATCTAAGGTTTTAGGACTATGATTCTTTTTCTCTAAAATTTCTCCAAAAAAATACTTGACAAAACCAAAAAGAATAAATATAATAGTAGATAATGTTAACTAGAACATTATTTAATTATAGGCTAACATATACTAACACAGGCTAACATAGGCTAATATAGGAGAAAACATTATGGCGACTTTAGCAGAAATAAGAGCAAAACTTCAAGAACAAGAAGTAAAACGTTCACCAAATAGTTCAGGAGGCGACAACGCAATTTATCCGTTCTGGAACATTCCTGAAGGCACAACAGCAACACTAAGATTTTTATCAGATAAAGATCCAAACAATACATTCTTTTGGGTAGAAAGACAAATGATCAGATTACCATTTGCTGGTATCAAAGGATCATCTGAAGCAAAACCAACTACAGTACAAGTTCCTTGTATGGAGATGTGGGGAGAACCATGTCCAGTATTAAGCGAAATTCGTCCATGGTTTAAAGACCCAAGTTTAGAAGACATGGGTAGAAAATATTGGAAAAAACGTTCATATATTTTCCAAGGTTTTGTTGTTAACTCTCCAATGGAAGAAGATTCAACACCAGAAAATCCAATTAGACGTTTTGTAATTAATCCGTCAATCTTTAACATCATTAGATCAGCATTGATGAATCCAGATATGGAAGATCTGCCAACTGATGTTGAAAAAGGTAGAGACTTTAAATTAACCAAAACTCAAAAAGGTGGTTACGCAGATTATTCAACATCAACTTGGTCTTTCAAAGAAAGAACAGTAAGTGATAGTGAACGATCAGCAATTGACTCTCATGGACTACATAATTTAGGCGATTATCTTCCTAAGAAACCTTCTGCAGAAGAAGTAAAAATAATTGCAGAAATGTTTAAAGCATCTGTTGATGGTGAATTATATGATGAAAGCAGATTTGGTCAACATTATAGACCAGCTGGCATGGCATCATCACCAAGAACAAATAGCAATAGTGCAACAACTACAACAGCGGCACCAACAGCGGCACCAGTGGCTCCAGTAGCACCTGCGGCACCAGTTGTTGAAACTGCGGCACCAGTTGTTGAAACTACTACTGCTACAGCACCTGCGGCACAGCCAGAAGTGGCAACTGCTACAGCAACAGCAACAGATGATAAGTCAAAAGCATCAGCAGATGATATTTTGGCTATGATTAGAGCTAGACAAAGTAAGTAAAATCGTATATAGTATTAGTGCATGAGCAATCATGCACTATTACAGACAAGGAGAAATTATGGTAAGACCATTTGACGTAAGTAAATTTAGAAAGTCAATAACAAAAAGCATTGGTGGTATTTCTACAGGTTTTGATTCTGATCCAGACACATGGATATCAACAGGAAACTACTGTCTAAACTATTTGATTAGTGGCGACTTTAATAGAGGTATACCGCTAGGCCGTGTAACAATGCTGGCAGGTGAATCAGGTTCTGGTAAAAGTTTGATTGCTTCTGGTAACATTATTAAAAATGCACAAAAGCAAGGCATATTTTGTATTGTGTTTGATTCAGAAAATGCATTAGATGAAAATTGGTTACGAGCATTAGAAGTAGATACATCACCAGAAAAATTAATGCGTATTAATGTTGCAATGATTGATGATGTAGCAAAAACTATTTCTGAGTTTGTATCAAGTTATAGAGCAGACTACGGATCTTTAGAGCAAGGCGACAGACCAAAAGTTATGTTTGTAATTGATTCATTGGGTATGTTGTTAACTCCAACAGATGTTGCACAATTTGAAAAAGGTGATATGAAAGGTGATATGGGTAGAAAACCAAAAGCCTTAACAGCACTTGTAAGAAATTGTGTTAATATGTTTGCTGAATTAAATTTAGGATTAGTTTGTACGAATCACACATACGCATCACAAGATATGTTTGATCCAGATGATAAAATTAGTGGCGGACAAGGATTTGTATATGCAAGTTCAGTTGTGGTTGCTATGAAAAAATTAAAACTAAAAGAAGATGAATCAGGAAACAAAATATCCGATGTTACTGGTATTAGATCAGCAGTTAAAGTAATGAAAACAAGATTTAACAAACCTTTTGAATCAGTACAGGTAAAAATTCCATATGAAGCAGGAATGGACCCGTACAGTGGTTTAGTTGATCTCTGTGAGAAAAAAGGATTGTTGGTCAAAGAAGGTAATAGACTCAAATACATTGATCGTTTAGGTAAAGAACACAAACATTATAGAAAAGATTGGACAGGTGAAAATCTTGATCTTATAATGGCAGAGTGGGATAATGTCAAGTCGGAGGTAGAAGCAGAAGAACCTGCTAAAGCGGAGGCATAAATTATGACAGAAGATATCCAAGTGTTAATTGAAGCATGGGACAAATTAAAAAATTATGTGCCAGCAAAAGATAGACTTGATGCGGCAATTGCCTACGTAACTTTAATTGATGATTATGGTGCAGATGAATCTGATTGGAGAGAAGTTTTTTCTCATTCAAGTCATTTGCATGATGCATACAATGAAGTTTATGGTGAAATGGAGCAAGAAGAAGATCCATATAACGAAGATGAAAACGAGGACTACTAATGATTAACTGGTATGGGTTAGTTTCAAAAGATTTAGGCAAGTTGCCTGATTGTATTGATCATTACATGAAAGAACTTGAAGAAGCCAGAGTAGAAGCAGGACTAGTAGGTAATATCGAACGTAATGCTTCACATATACCCGGCGTAGTTGAACATAGATTTAATCAACTACAAGAAATTGAAGCCATACTAGAACATCTTAATATAGAATTGCGTAGAACAAGAGCAAAGCATTATAAGAAATTCTTAGAAGCATACCAAAGAGCTTTGACATCAAGAGATGCTGAAAAGTACATTGATGGTGAAGATGAAGTTGTTGCTATGAGTCAACTTATTAATGAGTTTGCTCTTGTACGTAATAAGTATCTTGGCTTGTTAAAAGCAATTGATGCCAAGCAATTTCAAATCAATAATATTGTTAAATTAAGAGTAGCAGGATTAGATGACGCAGAATTATACAGCAAAAACTCAAGGTAAATCAAATCAATACAGTTTTAAGAATCATGAAGATGATCCTATGGAACAAATGCGTAGATCAATATTGGCAAAAGAAAATCAAATACAGCAATTAAAAAGATCTATAGCAGACGAAGTTAAGGAAAAGTATTCTTTATACAAAAGAGTAAAAGAACTTAATGAAGAATTGTATAGGTTAAAAAATAAATCTAAGAATAGTCTTTAAGAGGACCACCATACTTTTGGCCACGTACTTTTTTGCCTCTTAGGGTTTTACCATCATGTTTTTTACCACTATCTCTAGAACGTAAACCCTGTGATTTACAACTGGCCTCATCAGAAGCACCAAGTTTTTTATCACTTCTACATACGGAAGTTGGCACTTTGCCCTTCCATTCGCTTATGAGATCGTTGATTTTCATACAATTATTTAGCCAAAAAGTGTTGACAAACTAGGTAAATATGCTATAGTTAGTATTATGAAAACTTATAAAATATTTATTTTGTCAGTTATTATTTTGGTATTGGCAGGATTATTTTTTCCAAAAACATTAGCCAGTGCTGACAAACAAATTGATTTTTATGACCAACCAATTGAAAGCAACGAACAGTTTGTAAAACAAATTTTTAATTGTGTACAACATTTGTATTCTGATTATGCAAAATATCCAATTGGTAGGCAAGTACCTTTTGATTTAATTGTAGCCATGGCGGCTTATGAAAGTGCTTGGGGGCAATCAAGGTTTGCTAAGGAAGGTCATAATTATTTTGGAATTAGGACTTGGGATTTAAAAAATATTCCACATATGAAAGCAAAGAAAAGACCAGATGCTCCATGGGGTGTAAGAAAATATTCCAATATGTGTGCTTGTATAGAAGATTATATTCAGATACTAAACAATCATCCAGCATACAAAGAATTTAGAGATGCAAGAAGTTGGGAAATTCATATGTACGGGTATACCAATGCAACTACACTCTCTAGTTTTTTAATTGCTTGGAGCGAACTTGGTGAATTGTATACAGAAAAATTGCGTAAAATTATTTTGTTAATTCATAAGCAAGGGTATTATAAAGAGCTACCAGTTAATCTTAGAGGCCAGATTGTTTACCAAGACAAGTAAGCTCTTGCATTTTTACTTTAAATAAGTTATTATAGTGTTATGTCAAAAACTGCGAAATTAATAATTAGAGATGAAGTCAATGTAAAGTTTGAAGGCCTTGATGTGATAACAAGGCGTAAAATTTCTGACAAACTGAAATTCTTTTTGCCGTATGCATATCATTTGCCTGCCTACAAGTTAGGTAGATGGGATGGTAATATACGTTTTTGTGACATAGGAGGAAGAACATATTTGAATTTACTGGATAGAATACTTCCTGTTATTGAAGAACAAGATTATGAAATTGATATTGAAGACAATAGAAATGTACATGAGTTTAAATTTGAAAAAATCGATGAAAGTTTACACTTTAAAAAAGCATGGGGACCAAAACACCCACAAGCCGGCCAGCCAATAGTATTAAGAGATTATCAAGTAGAAACAATCAATAAATTTTTAGAAAATCCACAATGCTTACAAGAAATTGCCACTGGTGCTGGTAAAACAATTATAACAGCAACATTATCACAATTAGTTGAACCATATGGAAGATCAATTGTAATCGTGCCTAACAAATCACTTGTTACACAAACAGAAGCAGATTATAAAACACTTGGATTAGATGTTGGTGTGTATTATGGCGAAAGAAAAGAGTTTGATAAACAACACACGGTTTGTACTTGGCAAAGTCTAAACAACATGCTTAAAAAAACTAAGAAATTTGAAGCAGAAGTAAACATAGGTGACTTTTTAGATGGTGTTGTGTGCGTTATGGTAGATGAAGTGCATCAAGCCAAAGCAGATGTGCTTAAAACACTATTAACAGGCCCATTTGCTAGTGTGCCAATTAGATGGGGACTTACAGGTACTATACCAAAAGAAGATTATGAAAAAGCATCATTACAAGCAAGTCTTGGTGAAGTTATCAATACATTGTCAGCAAGTGAATTACAAGACAAAGGAGTGTTGGCAAACTGTCATGTTAATGTTGTGCAAACACAAGAAACAAATGCATTTTCAACTTATGCAGGTGAACAAACATTTTTAGTAACAAATGAAACACGTTTACAATTTATTGCTGATCTAGTTGACACAATGAGAGCAGAAGGAAACACACTTATTTTGGTTGACAGAATTAAAACAGGACAAGCACTTGAAGATATAATTGTTGATTCGGTATTTGTTCAAGGTCGAACTAAACTAGAAGATAGAGAAGAAGAGTACGACAGTATTGCAACAGAGCAACACAAAGTCATTATTGCTACATATGGAGTAGCGGCAGTAGGAATTAATTTGCCAAGAATATTTAATTTGGTATTAATAGAACCAGGTAAATCTTTTGTAAGAGTAATACAGTCAATTGGTAGAGGTATTAGAAGAGCAGAAGACAAAGACCATGTAGAAATATGGGATATAACAAGTGCTTGTAAATTTTCTAAACGTCATTTGACAACAAGAAAAAAGTTTTACAAAGAAGCAAATTATCCTTTCACAATTGAGAAAGTAAACATAGAATGAACATATTAACAGTTGATAATAACACATATAATCTAAATGCAGTGCCTAATGAAGTTGACGATTTGCAGTATTGCGTGTTAGATTGTTCAAACGCAAAAGCATTAGACTACTTTTATATTCCACTTATATTTTTAGAATCTTTTAATGCTCCAGCAGTAATTTTAGATATTGGTGGACAGACATTTGAAATGCCAATGGATTGGAGTATAATGATTGGTGAAAAAGAAATGGGGCAATGTGAAATGGTACCATTAACAAGTTTAAACGACAGAGGATTTGAAGCATTTGTATACAATCCATTTTCGGGGTATACACACGACTTCAAAGAAATTAAAATAGTAAATGTGTTTCAAGAAGTAAAATGGTTTTTTCCAAAACTTAAAAATGGACACATACTAACAACACCATTAACAGCAGGAGATAAACCAAACTGTGTTTATTTTGCAAAAGAACTAAATCAAATTCCTGATGTAATGCAAGTAGGAGACTTAATATGAAAATAGCAAACAAAGACCCAAGCAAAGGACATTTTTACATGAGTTTAATTAAAAGTATTTTTAGATTCATCGCATCTGGATTATTAGGATGGGCAGGATATATATTATGGTCAGCAAATATGTACACTGATATTTTTATTGCTGATTCTGGACTCTTTATGATGTTGGCAGGAGCAATGTTATTTTTAGCAGAAGCACTGGGCATAGCAGAGGAAATGGTATAGTGGCGGCAACAACTAAAAAAATAAATTTGAATCAAATGTTGTACAATATTGATATGGCAAACTCAAAGTGGTATGATAGTTTAGATGAAGAAGAGAAAAAAACTTTTTCCCCATACACTGCAATGAGATTCACAAGCAATGTTCAAGGGCAAAAAGCATTTAAAGAACACTATATACTTTCTGTAAATGAATTTGCTAATAAGCATTTTGGTACTACACAAAAGCATGAAGGTGATTCAGTAATGTTTTGGAAGTTGTTATCACTTGCAGGTATTAAGAAAAAAATGTTTCATCCATGGGTAAAAGCACCAAAAGGCAAAGGTAAGAAAACTGGTATAGATAAATTGTTATCAGAGTGTTTTCCACATGCTAAAAACGATGAAATAGAAGCATTAAAGCAAATTAATGATGTTGATGGCTTTAAAAAATTAGCACGTCAACAAGGATGGACAGACAAAGAAATTAAAGAAATAGGCAAATAATGTTTGAGTGTAAGTATTGTGGAAAAAAATTTACAAAAGAAACAACTCTATCGGTACATCTGTGTGAACCAAAAAGGAGGTTTCAACAAAAAGATGAACGTTTTGTACAGTTAGCATTTAGATCATATCAATACTTTTATAAGTCGACTATGCCACAAACACAAAAAGATAGGTCATATGATGACTTTGCAAAAAGCAAATATTACACAGCATTTACAAAATTTGGTAGATACTTGTATGATGTACATGTGGATGATCCTAGCAAGTATGTTGATTACTTGTTGAAAAATATGGTAAAGATTGATAGATGGCATTTAGATTCTGTGTATGAAAAATACATTAAAGAACATTTAAAGAAAGAACCTGCACAGTTGGCAGTTGAACGTGCTGTTGTTATAATGAAACGTTGGGGAATTGATAATGGTCAAGATTTTAATAATTGCTTAGAAAACATAACACCAAACAGAGCAGTACACTTTATTAGATCAGGAAAACTATCTCCATGGGTGCTATACAATTGTGAAAGTGGTGTTAAACTATTAGAAAGTTTTAATAACGAACAAGTTGGGCTGGTGCATGATTATATTGATCCTGATTACTGGACAGCAAAGTTCCAAATGGCACAACAAGATGTAAAGTTTGTTGAAGAGGTGCTAGAAACAGCAGGATTGTAATGACAGATTATAACGAAGGTATACCAGAAATAGTAGCCAAAGTTGCTAACAAAAGCGATAATGAAACTGTAAAAGAAAAATGGGAAGAATTAAAAACACTAGTGCATCTAGTACATAAAGATGAAGTATTAAGGCAAAGAAAAAAATTAGATGATTGGAAAAGTGGAATGAATGATGTCAATAGAAAGTTATCACAATTGCAACAGTCGTCATGGGGTGTTGGTATAGAAGAAGACAATGATTATACATTCCATACTAGTTATGCAGGTGGTAGTTTGTCTTTGGACGACTACGGAACAACAGCAATGTCAACTACTTTTGATGATGACTTTGAAAGCATAGAAGAAGATAATCAAATAAAATTAAATTTTCCTATGACTAAAGAAGAAGAATACATTAATGCAGGATTTACACCAGAGCAAATAAAACATATAGAAGAAAACACAACATCAACACCGTTATCAGAATATGAAGCAATTGAAGAACTATCTAAAGAAAAAATTAAACAACAGAAAGATCCAAAACATAATCAATGGTAAACATAGCAAAAACAGATATTGATATTGATGTGAAGAACAGGGATGTTTTATTAGAAAAACTAAAACACATACCTGCCAGTATTATAAATGATGGTGAAATTAAAAAACACAATACTGGAGTTTATTTTACTGATATACCAACACATCCGTTTACTAATTCTGCAAACATTGATTACAAACAAGCAGAAGATAGAGGTTATTTTAAATTAGATGTATTAAACGTAAGTGTGTATGAACAAGTTAAAAATGAAAAACATCTACAAGAATTAATTGATCAAAAACCTGATTGGAGTTTGCTAGAACACAAAGAAATTGTTGAACAATTGTTTCATATACATAATCATTTTGATATTGTTAATAAATTAAAACCAAAGTCAGTTGAAGAACTGGCGGCAGTATTAGCAATAATACGTCCTGCTAAAAGAAACTTGCTTAATGCAACTTGGTCAGAAATTCATAATAGTGTTTGGATAAAACCACAAGATAATACTTACTACTTTAAAAAGAGTCATGCTATTGGATATGCATTAGCAATTTGTGTACAAATGAATTTAATGTCTAACTGTCAGACTTTTTAACCAATTGAATTTGGCGTCTTTTAATTCTTTTCTTTACAATATTATTTAAACTTGTAGTTGGGCCAAAAACCATTTTGGTATCTTTGGTAGTAAATGTTTTTAGCCAATTTTGATATATATGAAAATCACCTGCTAAAAATATGTTGATTGGAATTATTCTATTTGATTCCCACCACCAAACATCACCTAATCTTAAAAATTCAGTTCTTAGTTCTTCAGTTGGGATATCATCATACACATAGATGCTAGTTACAAAATCATCTTGATTTTGCAGTATACCTACGTATTCGTTAACACCGTGTTTCATACACGATAAAAAAGGAAATTTTTCTGCTAGTTCGTTATAGTCCATGTGTTACTTTTTCTTTACATTATACTTTCAATACTTCTATTTAGCAACATAAATATATATGAAGTTTAAGGAAAACATAGTATGACAGTAACCGTATATGTATATGACGATACTCATACAGTGATAGTAAATACAAGTGCAAGACAAGGTAGTACAACAATGTATGATAAAACTATAAAATTGTATCAAGGTATTGATAACACTGTGAAGTTTGCGTTAAAAGACAACGACAGAAAAGCAGTTAATTTAACTAATTTAACTGTAACGTTTAACGTAGTAGACGCAACTACAAACGAATCAATACTTAAAAGACCATTAACAGTGTCAAATGCTGTGCAGGGTCTTGCTCAGATTAATTTACCAGCATCAGATTTAGATAATATATCCGGTGGATTTTACAACTATTCATTATATACTACAAACACTAGTTCAGAACAACAAGTGGTGTTTACAGACCTCAATGAAGCGGCAAATGGCACTTTAGAAGTAGTTGAAGGTGTTGCTTCAAGTCCAAGAATAACTGAAGAAATGTCAACATTTACTTATGATACAGCACAATGGTATAATTCAAATGCAGTTTCTGGAGCAACAGAAAGAAATTTAACTTCTTCAAATCACACTATTGCAACTTATACTTCTTCGTTTGATGGATTATACAAAGTCCAAGGTTGCATGGATGCCACAGCAAGTTTAGATGATGCAAATTGGTTTGATATTACATTAGACAATGGAAATGCATCGGTAACAGTTACAAATGCAACAGCAATAGAATCATACAACTTTACCACTCAAGCAAAATGGATTAGAGTAGCATATGATCCAGATACAAGTAACAGTGGTACCTTTGATAAAGTCTTATTAAGGAATTAAAATGCCAATCCAGTCAATGGAGATTAAAGAAATCAAAACACAAGGTTTTGAAAGAGTAGTTCACGGTTATCACGAAGCAAGTAATTTCAGTGCCTACATAGCAATTCACACATTAAAAAATGGTCCTGCTTTTGGTGGCATACGTTACTGGAACTACAAAGACAATCATCGACCTTATCTTGATGTACAAAAACTTGCAGAAGCAATGACAGAAAAATGCATGGTAGCAGGTATAAAATTAAGTGGTGGAAAATCAGTAGTGCAACAATCCTATCATAGAGAAATAGGACAATGTGGTGTTGAAGAAAAAAGAATTTTTCCTTATCTAGGAGAACTTATAAATCATCTCAATGGTGATTACTATGGCGGATTAGATGTTGGATTTGATTACAAAATGTTACAACGTTTGAGAAATTATACAGAATATACAACAACATATTCTGATCCAGATATTGGCGGATCATGTACTGCTTACAGTGTTTACAATGCAATGTGTGGAGCAGTAAAATATGTGTTTGATAAAGACTCACTTGAAGGATTATCTGTAGCCATAAAAGGTTTAGGAAAAGTTGGATACCAATTGGTCAACTATCTTGTTGAAGACGGTGTAAAGTTATATGTTGCTGATAGTAATACAGCACAGATTGATTTATTGAAACCAATAATGGCAAAATATCCTTTTACAATAAATGTTGTTAGTACAGATGATATACACAAACAAGAGGTTGATGTATATTCTCCTTGTGCATTAGGAAACGATATCAAACTTTCAAAAATACCTGATATGAAATGTAAAATTATTTGTGGTGCGGCCAATAATCAATTAGATATAGTAGATACTGGGTTGGCTAAAAAACAATTACTTGATAGTAAAATCACTTACGTTCCAGATACCCTGGCAAATGTTGGAGGAGTTTTTAGGTCAGCAGGAGTCATACTAAATTCAAGAAATGAAGAGGAATCTTTTAAATTAATACAGACAGTACGTGATAGAACTATAAAAATATTAGAATTTGCCACCCAAGCAAACATAAATCCAGCCGATGTATGCACGGAAATAGGACAAGCAATAACAGGTAAACCAAATAGATTTAAAATGGGTCTAAGTGGTATAAGTGGTGTACGTAGTGGAAATAATACTTACAGGATTTAATTGACTTTTTGGCAAAAGTGTTATAATATATAACACATGGAACTACAAAACACAATCATTACACACATGCCAGGCAAAAGGAAAAAGACGCCTAGTGGCTGGACAACAATAAATTGTCCAATGTGTACTACAAATGGCCAATCAAGACCTGATAAAAGATCACGTGGTGGATTTAGATTTATTGACGGGGTAGTTTATCATTGTTTTAACTGTGGATTCAGTACAAGTTATAAACCAGGCAAAACATTTGGTAAAAAAATGACAGGACTATTACGTGGCATTGGTGTTCCAGATAATGAAATAAGAAGACTACAACTTTTGGCTATACGTGAAAAAGAAAATAATCCAAACGTAGAAGAAAAACCAAAGCCAAAAGTCAGTTGGAGAGAAATTCAATTACCAAAAGGATCAAAACCTTTAATAGAAATAATAAAGCAAGACACTCCATCAGAAGATGCAATATGGGTGTACAAACATATTATTGATAGAGGATTAGATCATCATGGTGATTTTTACTGGTGCAATGATACATATTTAGATTTAAATAGAAGATTTATTGTGCCATTTTATTACAATGGCAATACAGTTGGTTATACATCAAGAATAATTGACAACAACAAAAACAAGCCAAAGTATTTTACTAACTCACAACCTAATTATATGTATAATATGGATGTGTTGAGTAAGCAAAGAAAATATTTGATTGTGGTAGAAGGTGTGCTAGATGCGTTAAGTATTGATGGACTAGCAGTGCTACACAACAAACTAAATCAAGTGCAAATTGATTTGATAAAAGAATTTGATGGAGAAATTATTGTGTGTCCAGATAGAGATGCGGCAGGATCAACGTTAATTGATCAAGCAGTTGACAATGGATGGGCAGTTAGTTTTCCGCCATGGCAGGATCACATCAAAGACTGTGCTGATGCTGTAAAACACTATGGACAGTTGTTCACAGTAAAAAGTATTATTGACAGTCGGGTAAATAATAAAACAAAAATAGAAGTATTAAGAAAAATTGCGTAGGAGAAATAATGGCAACTTTAGATAAAGACAACAAGAAAAAATCTGGTCCTGATAAACCACAACAACCACTACAACCAGGAATGATGATGTGGGAGGCTGGAATAATGTATTTCAGTGATGGCTTTGACAGTAATTCAACCAAACCAGTGATACAAGCAATAATTGAAAAAAACTTATTGCCTGATTCAGTAAGACCAAAAGAATTAACATTGGTAATTAATTCGCCAGGTGGACAAGTACACTCAGCATTTGCATTAATAGACACAATGAAAGGGTCAGCGATTCCTGTGAAAACAGTAGGACTTGGTATGATTGCATCATGTGGACTATTAACATTTATGAGTGGTACAAAAGGTCGCAGAGTTATTACACCAAACACATCTATACTATCACATCAATACAGTTGGGGCAGTGTGGGTAAAGAACATGAATTGTTTGCAAGAGTAAAAGAGTTTGAATTGAGTACAGCAAGGATGATAGATCATTATAAAAAGTGTACTGGTTTAAGCGAAAAGAAAATTAGAGAAATACTACTACCTGCTGAAGATGTTTGGTTAAGTGCCAAAGAAGCAGTTAAGTACGGTATTGCAGATAAAATTGTTTCAACTTATTAAGGAGTACTTGTATGAATGAAGAAACTAAAAACTTTATACAAAGCAATATTGAAAAAAACAATATATGTTTGTTTATGAAAGGTACACCAGATGCACCGCAATGTGGATTTTCTATGGCAGTTGCAAATATACTAAAAGGTTTAGAAGTTGAGTTTACAGGTGTAAATGTATTAGCGGATCAAAATCTTAGAGAAGGTATTAAAGTTTTCAGCGATTGGCCAACTATACCACAACTTTATGTTAATGGAGAATTTATTGGTGGTTGTGATATTATAAAAGAAATGTATCAAGATGGTGAATTGCAAACAGTGTTAGGTATAAAATAGTGGAAGTTACACTTATTGATAAAATGGGATCAGACTTAACTGTAGTGAATGCCGCTAGAGTTAGTTTTGGAAAAAACAAAGAGTTGTTTGATGCATCAGATGAAAAGTTAATTTCATTTCTAGCAAGGCATAATCATTGGTCTCCGTTTGCACATTGTAGTGTGCAGTTTAGAATTAAAGCACCAATTTTTGTTGCAAGACAGTTAGTAAAGCATCAAGTTGGTTTAAGTTGGAATGAAATCAGCAGACGTTATGTTGATTACGAACCTGAATACTATATGCCTAAAAACTGGAGACTACGAGCTGAAGATAAAAAACAAGGTAGCAGTAGTGAAACAATTGAGTACGATATCGCTAATACAATAAAAAATGCTAATACAACCTACAATGATATGCTGGCCAAAGGCATTGCTCCTGAATTAGCAAGAATGGTATTGCCACAAAATATGATGACAGAATGGTATTGGAGTGGAACATTATACGCATTTGCTAGGGTATGTGAATTAAGATGTGCTGAAGATACTCAAGCAGAAACAAGAGAAATAGCAGATTCAATTGATGAATTTTGTAATACAGAGTTTCCATACAGTTGGAAACATTTAAGACTTGAAAAACAAAAAGAAAATGTGTAGTATAATATAATGAATGATTTAAAAGATTATAATGAAGATTTACAAAAACTATTTTTAGAGTTTTGTGCAACAGATCCTGAACTGTTTGTCAGAGTAAAAAATATTGTTAAAGTAGAATATTT